TAATATCATTATACGCTGGCTTCTTCTTTTCAGCAGATGAAAACGTCTTTTCTACCCACGTCTTCATAGCAGTAGCTGATTCTTTAGTCCAGGCGTTTTCAAACCCCGCATTAACTCCCTTTGCTGATTCTGCATCTATAAATTTCCCGAACAATACCCGCCTTTCTTCCGAAGACATCGTAGCTAGTTTTTCAATAGAGATTTGACCGGCTTTAGCAGCATCTTTTAGTTTAGCGGTTAGCTCCGGTCTTAAGCAAAATTCTGGCATAGTTATTTACAGGTAATGTTATCTAAGAACTTCTGAGCAAAGTCAATTGTCTTTTTCTGTTTAGAAGTAAAATCTATAGCTTTTTTAACCTGTTGATCTATCTTAGCTACTGCCTTTGTCTTAGCTGACTTTATCTGATCCTTAGACATATCTATAGTATCAGTAACAGTCTTACCTAACCTAGTCAGTCTTTCATCTAGTACTTGCTGAACAAAGTGATGAGGCGAGTTATCGCTAAACCGGCCACGCTCTGCCACTATTCCCTGTCCTGCTCTCGTTTGAGCTAGTGATCTGCTTTGCTCTAAGTCTTTCCACATGGCATAGTTTTTTTCTTTTAAGGCTCTATCTGCAAGAACGATATTGACCGACTCCCATCTCTGGCCTGTAGGAGCATTTTCATACTGTTTAGCTATGCGATATGCTTTCTGAGGATCTTCTTCAACGATCTTTGCAGCGTTTTCAAAGTCATACTTCTGATTAACTGCATTGTAGAGTAGTTTAGGATCATCTTTAACCTTATTAAAAGTCTCCGGATCATTAACTTCTAGATGATCTACTAATCTTTGATAGGCTTTAGATTCCTTAAGCTTGCCTGTACCCACTGGCGTAGTAGGGCTAGATTCTTTGGCTACTCCCTTACTTGCTTTTTGTTCTTTAAGTAACTGAGGCGGTGGAGCTTCCGGAGTCTTAAGAATTTTATTATCTAACTCTACCTTCTTAGTCTCTAGGAACTCTACATACTTTCCTATATCCGGATCATCGTACATAGCCTTAACGATCCCTTCATAATTTACCTTTCCTTCACCTATACCGGCTAAGCCTTTGATCTCGTTTTGAATAGCTGTCCGTATCCCTGCTAAGCCTCGTCTATCGTACTTCATACGAGTAGTTACTTCATTAAGCATAGAAGTAACCTTACTAATAGCTTCTTCTTGTGTCTTAGTTTCCCCAACGATATTACTAAGCTTCTCACTAAAGACTTTCTGTACTGCCTGTGAATCTTTAGAGTTGTACGCTACTTTCTTTTCAGCTATATCTTTACCTTTTACATCAAATGACTTGGTAATTTTCGTGTCAGAAAGGGTAGGCTCTGCGACACCAGACTCAATCTTAGGATTCTTAAGTAATACTTCCCCTTCTGCTTTCCCTATAAAGGCTTTGATTTCACTAGGCTTAACCTTGATTTCAGTAACCGGCATCTTAGCGTTATCTGCAAAGATCTGTGCGTGTTCTTTATCGTATGAGGCAGACATTAACTTATTCTTACTGCTAGGCTCTCCACCTCGATAGAGTGTTACATCACCTTTATCATCTACCTTAAGTTTGCCGTCCTTGATCGCTTTCTGTACTTTCTCTTGGGTGTATTCTTTAACATGGGGTAAGTCAGCTTCCTTAGCTATATCTCGTAAAGCTGCATCTTCTACTCTAGTTCCCTCAGAGACACCACCATTAGCTCTATAGTCACTGATATTCTTCTCAAAAGTAGTAACATCATTTTGTTTAGCTACTTCCGGTTCATACGGAGCTACTACTTCTATATTGACCTTATCTCCATTAGGTGTTGTTACTTTGCCATGTTCATCCGGGATAATCGCTATATGACTATCAGTTTGAATTGCTTTCGCTGAAGCCATGCGAACCTCTTTACCAAACGCTGTCTCTGTATCACCAGTAACACTACTGACTGCTACTCGTGGATCTAGTTCTATTTTCGTAACAATCGGTCTCTTATCTGCATTTTTAAGAAAGACTGCACCTATGCCATTAGTAGCATCTTTACTTAAAGGAATAACTACATGACTAAACCCAGATATTGAACCACCTATCCCTGCACCTACTCCTATATTCTTAAGGAGATTGATACCATAGTCTTTAAGGTTTGTTATATCCCTACCTGACTGAATACCGCCTAGCAAGCCATATCCTGCACCTTCTACTGTATGTTTAGCGACTGTCTTGAGTGCGTCAACTGCACTCTTTTTAGCTACCTCTTTTACAGTTTGTACTACACCTTCCTTAGCTATAGAAGAAGTACCGAAAGAAGCTATCAGAAGTGGAAGTTGAGCCATAGCTGCTATATCACCGGCTTGCTGCTGCCAAGTAGAATCACCAACTGCTTGATGTTTACCTAGACTAGCTGCACCCTTAAAAGCCTCTTGAGGTGTATTTAATAGCCCTTGCCCTACTCCTGCTACAAATTGAGCTGCCGGTTTAGCAAATCCGAACGGTTTATAGAGCTTTTCATCCTCTGCAAATTTAAATTCCGGAAGGTTAACAACTTTATTATAGGCATTATCCGCATTTTTTCGTTGCTGAACTGCATCATTGACCTGCTTTTGTGCGTCTTTTGGTAAGTTGCTACCTACTCTATCTATCTGTAAGCCACCACTAGCAAATGCCTTACCTATGTCTAGTTTAGGAGCATTAGGTTGTGATACAGGTTTAGGATTGGGGTTAGAAATACTAAGAGGCTGAAATCCACCTGTATTAGTAGGTTTTTGAGTTGGAGAAAATCCGGATAAAGGTTTAAAACCTCCGGTACTACCTGATGTTTGTGCTGTGGAAAATCCGGATAAAGGTTGAAATGCCATAGTTCATTTTATTTATAGTTATAAGCACCTGCTTTTACTTGAGCTAGTGTCTCTTTTGCTTTTCCATTTGGTGATACCTGGTTATAGATCTGATAGATCTTATCTATTGGTACATATTTTTGATAATTCTGAACTAAACTAGCAAGAGAATACTTAGATTTAGAGGAAGCATCCTGCTGTAAGTAACTAATATAATCTGCTGGCTTGAGATTATTCGTATCTGAACTTGATCCCTTAGTTGCCTTTGTTGGCTTACTAGCTGCAACAACTTGCTTACTAATAACTTCACCGGTCTTAGGGTTGATGATTTCAAAGCCTTGATTTGTACCATCATCAAACTGAATAACACTAGTTGGAGAGTTCTTTTCCTGACCGGCTTTAATGGCTGACTGAATTGCACCGCTTGATAGCCCTGTTGATCTGGTAATACTAGCGATATCATCTGGTGAGGCATTATCTAATGCACCTAAAGACAAAAGAGTATTAAACTTTTGGAGAGCTGCACTTGCTGCTTGTGAGTTGATATCAAATTGTTTAGTTTGAATACCTATTTGAGTCTCTATATCTGCTTTACGAGTAGCTATATCGCTTCTGACTCCTGCACTATTGTTATTATAGTCAGTTGTTAGCTTAGCGATTCTTCCGGTACGTGAAGCTTCACTTAACCAGGGATTATCATTGATCGTACTTGTCTCTTTGTTATACCCTGCCTGTTGGTCTGAAAGTTGCTTTTCTAAATCAGTAATTCCTTTTGAAGCATAGAGAGAACTATACAGATCGGGTAGATTAGGTGTATTAGGATCGGCTGCTATTCCTCCACCTATTCCACCACCACCAGTACTACCACCGCTTCCAACTGCCGGACTAACTGCACTTCCACCATCTGCTTGTTGTCGCTGTTGTTGCTGTTGTTGAACATAAGCTACATTAGCGGGATTTGTTTGGGCTATAACTTCATTAGATACCTGTTGTCCTGCACCCTGTTGATTTGATTGAGAATTGATCTGACCGGGATTAGAAAGAGAACCGCCCCAAAATTGCTGACCATCATACCAGCCACCCTGTTGAGGAGTTACAATAGATCCGTCATTCTGCTTAAGTTGTCCATTACCTATTACTGTAGCCATGCGTTATAGTCCTTAATTCTTAAAAAAGTCTACGTCATTAAACATGCCCGTAGTCTTTTCATATTTAGCTTGGTTCTGTCTGATCTTTGCAAAGTTAAGTGTTAAAATGTTCTGAGCTACATAACTAAGAAGCTGTGTACCGCCTATGTAGGATCTCATTACCGGCTGAATAACATCTCCCTTATTCTTAAGCATAGAAATAGCCTCCAAAACGATAGCTTCATTACAATCGGGCTGAGAATAGGAAAAAATAGTAGTATCTCCATCATTAACCAAGTCATCCCCTGCTTTCTGACCCCAGACACAGATATTAGCCGGATCAGTATTAACATCTTTAGTGACTGTTGGTGTAGGATAAATAAATATCTGTCTACCAAAGACCGACCACATCTTTTTAAGTCCTGAAGGTAGATCATTTTCTTTTTCAGAAAGATAGTCTTTAAAGGCAAGAGGATCACCATAATCTACCGAATCAACACGTAACTTCCAGAGAGAGTCAGACTGCCATGTTTCGGGGAAATCGTAATACTCCTGATCGACTACTGACCAGGTTTTCATAGCATCTTCTAGATCCGGCCAGCGAAACATAGCATAAGCTTTATTTCTAGATCTATTAAGGGTTCGTTTGATAATATCCGGGTTAAATAGTGAAGAGCCTGAACCTACAGTAAGATCATCCTGTACGCCTGAGATCATTTCAAGAAAAGTGTTCATATACTAACAATAGACTATAATCCTATTTAAACGCAAGTATAGCTATAATCCGAGGCTATTTTTAAACAATTTATAGTACCAATTAAAGGTTCTGCTCGTGCCACTGGCATTAGTCTGATATAACGCTTTTAGATACAGGTTAGTTGAGTCAGCATAGACTTGAGCTGAAATATCTTGAGTTGGGTTTGTTGATGTTGATCTACCTTCATAATACGGAGCAATACAGTAACCATTAGCTACAAAGTTAGTATAATCATTAACAAAACATATAAAGAAAGGTACGTAGCCTAAGTTATGAGCTATCGTCTGAGTAGTCGCATTAGTAACTGCACCCATATTATAAGTATCTGAAACATAATACTTAAGCGTTGGTAATGTTGAGTAGAAAGTAGTCTCTTCCGGATCAGTAGTAGTAAGAATATCTTTCCCACTTTTGGCTATACCTAAGACATTTTGAGATAAAGGAATATCTCCAGCAACTCCTGTACCATAGATGATATACGTTATATCAACTGTATATGCACTACTGGCATAGATATAGATATTTGTACCATCCATACTTGCGATAGCCCACTTTGTCTCATCAAATGAATATGATGCGGCACTTCCTAGAATTGTTGTCTTTCCATCGGGAAACTTAATAAAGATAAACTGCCTATAATCACTATCTATATTTGCACCATGAGCTATGGTATTTAAACCGCTACTTAAGGCATGACTGGCAAGTGTTGTCTGTTTGAGAATCTTAAAGGTATTAAGGTCTGAATGCATAATATAGTCATTAGGATTTTTAGATAAAGCTGATTTCCCTGGTCGTGCTACCTTAAAGACGCTTTCACTTTCAACTATCTGAGGATTGCCCGTCTGACTCATATCATCGTAAAAAATATCATAGGCATAAGGGAGTGTAGTAGCCTGGAAATTATAAATATAAAGATTATTAACATCAGCAGAAGCAATAGCACTAGGTACTGAGAACGGATTGCTTTGATTATTTAATAACTTCTCATTATCTCCTGTTAGGTCTATAAAGTTAGCATAGACTGTAAAGAAAGGAATGTAGCCTAGATTATGAGCAATAGTATCGACTGTATACCCTGATCCGCCTGCTACTGCGACATGCCCAAGCCCAGTAAAAGCACGTTTAATCAGTACATTATCTAAGTCAGAATATAAAGAGAAATGATCTAGGTCTGTATCCGTTGAAGCATCGTAAAAACCGCCTGTTGGATTTGGAAGAGTGACGCGAACTACATTAGACATATTAGCTAGGATCACCAATAACTATAACTGGTATACCATTATTATAGAAGACAATCCTACCATTACCATTTGTTGATTCTTCCATGACAATAGAATTATCACCGGCTATGACACTTCCTGCCTGTAGCGTACCCTTAAAAGTTGCATCACCCGTATCCGCATCAACCGCAAAAGTAGTATTTCCTGCCTGATCTCTTCCAAGTATGCCATTAGGAGTAATTCTCACATCTCCACTGACTCCTTCTTCATACTTGCCTATCTGAAAGCCTCCGGACTGATCTAGAGTAAACATCTTTAAAACCTTCTTAGAGACAGTATTAAAGACACTACTTAAGGTTTCATGAGCTATCAACTTTTTGGGAAAACTATTCGTAGACGTTTCAGGCGGAGTAAAAGATTCACCATTTGCTGTTTGCGTTGCTGCTGTCACAATAGGTGTAGATTGTGGGAAAGGAGTATCAGTTACTTCAGTTGGTACGTAGACTTTCTCATTAGTATCCATAGTTAGTTAAAGAATGTCTTAGCTCTATAGACTTCCGGAGTAGTATTACCATAGGGATTGAGGACAAGTCTAGGTTCATAGATATCTCCACTGAGACCTAACTTAAAGGTTGCCTTCATTTCACCTGCTACGCTATAGCTTGTTTGGTCATCTGCTGTATAGGCTCTAGTAAAAGCACTTGTCTTATCCATTTTGTACCAAAACTCTAGTGAACATCCTGTAGGTAGAGGCTTCATATAGACTTCAGCCATAGTAAAGCTAGTTGGTCGTTCTGCTTTTCGTGGCGGAGAATAGAAATCAAGTCCTTCGTACGTAGCAATAGCTTTTGTTGTATCATCACGTTCTTTGACTCCGAAACTACTTCCTGATTTATAACTGACTATCTCTTTTCCATTAACAACTGTTAAAGCTCCTAGCTCATCAGCTTCTATAGCAAAATCTAAATTAAGCGTAAAAGGTTTATCCTTGTCTTTTCTCCCATACGAATAGATACCATTCTTACCACTATCTCCACCATAAACGGCAAACAAAGCTAGATTACCTATCACTTGCTTATTAATCCAGGAAAGAGCTGTCGTATCCCAATCAAAAAGCATGACCTGATCTATCTTATTAGTTACACCTCCGGGGTTTACCCTTCCTCCACCCGGAAAGCGTCTAGCCGGTACTGTTGAAATAAAATCGGCATAGACTAACTGACCATCATTTCCTACCTGAATTAGTGATACTTCAGCATCTATCGCTGCATTAATCCCATTGTTAGGATCTCCGGTTCGATACGTTCCGGTTACTGCCCTTCCATGTCTTTCTATAATTGTCTTGACTAGATTACCAGGTATTAGATCTAATGCTTCATTTGTATAAGAGTCATCATAGGCTGCCATAGCTAGTTTATTCTTATTAGCTATCATGACATCCCCTGCAACCTGCTTCATCGTATGATAGTCTGCACTATCTAAATTAGTTTTAGGCCATGAATCACCTTGAACTGTACCGCTTGCATCAACATCATTCCAGTCAGATCGACCCGGTAACTCTTTTCTATGAAGATTCGTATTCGTTGCCCAGATGAGATAGGTTTTGCCTGTAGCTGATGGCTTTTCTTCTGCACCCTTAATTTCTTCACCTTGATTATAAACCTGCTTCCAGTAACCGTCTGTATCTCTTCTATAGATTCTTCCTGCATTACCAAACCCATAAGTAAACCCGTCTGAAGCTTTAACAAACCATTTAATTAAGTCAGCAAAAACAGTCTTTAATCCTGCCGATGGCGATGGTGATGAAGATACTGAATAAGAAGGACTCACTGATGCAGACATAGAGACCGAAGCTGAAGGACTCTTACTAGCTGATGGTGATACAGATGCAGAGGCAGATGTAGCAACCGGTGATGGACTTTGTGAAGCTGATGGTGATATAGATAATGATGGCGAAGGTGAATTAGAAGCAGATGGAGATACACTTGATGATGGTGAGACTGAAGCTGATGGTGATTGTACAGTATTTCCTACATCTACAAGAGCCTGATTACAGGAAAGACTATCTACTTGTTTTCTGATATCTAGGTTTGTACCGAATTTAAATGATCCGGGCTGACCTTTATCTTCAAAGGTAGATAAACCACCTGAAAACTTATACGTTGTATAGACTGGCATACTCTATTTGTAACAGATGAACCTATATATTGACAACCTAACCACTCCGATTAGCATTAATATCCGGGTACTGTTTAACAAAAGTAGTAGGAAAATCATTATATTTCCCTTCAAAGGTAGTAGCCTTTTCTTCATAGGTATTAGCAAACATCGTGTTTTCCTTTTCATACTTTTTAACATACGTGTTATTTCCTAATGTGTACTTTTCTTCATAAACTGTGCTTTCAACTACATATTTTTCCAGATAGACAATAGGAAGAAGTACAGTAAATTGATCTGTCTCTAACGTGTAGCTAGGAATAGATGGACTTATAGAGCTTGATGGTGAAACTGAGGCTGAAATAGATGAAGATGGTGAGACTGAACTAGATGGACTAGTACTACTACTGATCGAACTGCTAGGACTTTGCGATAAAGAACTACTACTAGAAGGAGACACTGACGCAGAGATAGAGCTTGATGGTGACACACTAGCACTTGAACTGCTAGAAGGACTTATACTGGCTGATACTGAAGCAGAAGGTGAGACTGAACTAGATGGACTAGTACTTGCAGAAATAGAACTACTTGGTGACTGTGAACTTGAAGGAGAAACAGATGCGGAGATACTACTAGATGGTGAGACCGAAGCTGATGGACTTTGTGATGAAGAAGCAGACGAAGATGGACTTACGGAACTTGATGGTGAAACTGAGGCTGAAATAGATGATGATGGTGAATTACTTGCCGATGGAGATACGGAAGAAGAAATCGAACTTGATGGTGAAACTGATGAACTTACAGAGCTTGATGGTGATACTGAAGCAGATGGACTAATAGAAGCTGAAGGACTGATACTTGCTGAGACAGAACTACTTGGACTAATAGAAGCCGATAGAGAAGCTGAAGGACTGATAGAAGATGAAGGTGATACCGAAGCTGAAGGACTAATAGAAGCTGATAGAGAACTTGATGGTGAAACTGAGGCACTTACTGAACTAGAAGGGCTAACCGAAGATGAAGGTGATACCGAAGCTGAAGGACTGATACTTGCTGAGACAGAACTACTCGGACTAACTGAAGCCGAAATAGAACTACTAGGTGAAATAGAAGCAGATGGACTGACTGAGGCTGATGGTGAGACTGAGGCTGAAATACTACTACTCGGACTAACTGAAGCCGAAATAGAACTACTAGGTGAAATAGAAGCAGATGGACTGACAGAAGCTGATGAGGAACTACTTGGAGAAACTGACGCTGACGGACTGACTGAGGCTGAAATACTACTAGACGGAGATACAGAAGCAGAGCTACTACTAGATGGTGAGACAGAACTACTTGGACTAATACTAGCACTCGGACTGATACTAGCAGATGGAGAACTAACTATTGTATACGTTGCATAGATAGATATTCCCCCAGAACCTAAATCAAGTGTAGTAGTCGGATTATCAACCCATGTACCTAAACTAGCAGTCCACTTATAAACCGGTACTGTGGAAGCAGTTAAAATAGGATAGGTAATTGAACTAGAATCTCCTTCTATAGCTAACCAATAATCACCAATAAGTAAATTTAAATTATTAGGGTAAAATGTCTGCCACCCGTCTCTTGCGTTACTAGCTAGTAATAATAAAGAATCTGTAGAATATACTTTTGTACCTACTGATCCGGCATTATCATTATAAATTGCAAGCTGTATTAAATGATTTGAAACACTAGAATTTATAATATAAACAGATAAAGCAGTTACAAGTCCTTGACTTGCTAGACTATATTTAGCTGCATAAGCATTAGTTCCTAATGTATGTCCTACGTCATCTCTAGTTACTTGCCCGAAGGTACTCTCCGCTGGACTTGGACTAGCTGATAGAGAACTACTAGGACTGATACTCGCTGATGGTGATACTGAAGCAGATGGACTAATAGAAGCTGAAGGACTTACTGAAGGTGAATTTGAACTAGACGGACTGACTGAGGCTGAAATACTACTTGAGGGTGAAATAGATGCCGATGGACTGACTGAGGCTGAAATACTACTTGACGGACTGACTGAGGCTGAAATACTACTTGAGGGTGAAATAGATGCCGATGGACTGACAGAAGCTGATGGACTTACAGATGCACTTACTGAGCTTGATGGTGAGACTGAAGCAGATATAGAACTTGAAGGAGATGTAGAAGCTGAAGGACTGACGGAAGCTGATAGAGAACTACTAGGTGAAACAGAAGATGATACCGATGCCGATGGACTGATAGAAGCACTAGGACTGATACTCGCTGATGGACTAATAGAAGCGGAAATACTACTACTAGGACTAACTGAAGCGGAAATAGAACTACTAGGTGAGACTGAAGCAGATGGACTTACTGAAGCCGAAGGTGAAACAGATGCAGATATACTACTAGAAGGAGATATACTTGCACTGATAGAACTAGAGGGTGAGACAGAAGCTGAAGGACTGACTGAGGCTGACGGACTGACAGAAGCTGAGATTGAACTAGAAGGACTAACAGACGCTGAGATTGAACTACTTGGTGACACTGACGCAGAAGGACTGACTGAGGCTGAAGGTGAGACTGATGAACTTATTGAACTAGAAGGACTGACTGAGGCACTTACTGAACTCGAAGGAGATGTAGAAGCCGAAGGACTGACTGAGGCTGATGGACTTACCGAAGCCGAACTACTAGATGAAGGTGAAATTGACGCACTTATGCTACTACTAGGACTAACTGAAGCAGATGGTGATACAGAAGCACTAGGACTGACAGACGATGAGGAACTACTACTTGGTGATACGGAAGCTGAGATACTACTAGAAGGTGAAACTGACGCAGATGGACTAACTGAAGCAGATGGTGATACTGATGCTGAGACTGAAGACGAAGGTGAGATAGAAGCTGAGATACTACTAGAAGGTGAAACTGACGCAGATGGACTCTTAGATGCTGATGGACTTACCGATGCACTTGAACTACTCGATGGTGAGACTGAGGCTGAGATAGATGCTGATGGACTTACCGATGCACTAGGGCTGACTGACGCAGAAGGAGAGACGGACGCACTTACTGAACTAGAAGGACTAACAGACGCTGAGATACTACTACTTGGAGAGACCGAAGCCGAAGGAGATTGACTTGCTGAAGGTGAGACTGATGCACTTACCGAAGCACTCGGACTAGATGCAAGGATTGACCATAGATCAGTCTGAAGAGTATAGATAGCATTTGATGGACTAATTGAACTAGATGGTGAGACAGATGCAGAAGGTGAGACTGAAGAAGATATACTACTTGATGGACTAATTGAACTAGATGGTGAGACAGATGCAGAAGGACTAATTGAAGGTGAAATAGAACTACTAGGTGAGACTGAAGCCGAAATACTACTACTAGGACTGACTGAAGCGGAAATACTACTACTAGGTGAGATAGAAGCAGATGGACTAATTGAAGCTGATGGAGACTTACTAGCTGAAGAACTACTAGATGGGCTGATACTAGCCGAAATAGAACTACTAGGTGAGACTGATGCTGATGGAGACTTACTAGCTGAAATAGAACTACTAGGTGATACAGATGCTGAAATACTACTGGAAGGACTGATTGATGCGGAAGGACTTTTACTAGCTGACGGACTGACTGAAGCTGAAATACTACTTGAAGGTGAAACAGAGGCAGAAATACTTGATGACGGGCTAACAGAAGCTGATGGACTAATTGAACTAGAAGGTGAGACTGATGCACTTATAGAACTAGACGGTGAAGTAGATGCAGAGATACTACTACTAGGTGAGACTGATGCTGAAGGTGAGACTGATGCACTTATAGAACTACTCGGAGATACTGAAGCACTAGGACTGATACTTGCAGAAGGTGAGATAGAAGCTGAAATAGAACTACTAGGTGAGACTGATGCGGATACAGATGATGACGGACTAACAGAAGCAGACGGACTAACAGAAGCAGATGGTGAGACTGAAGCAGATATACTACTTGATGGTGAAATTGACGAACTAACAGAAGCAGAAGGACTGATAGAAGCAGAAGGTGAAACAGATGCGGATATAGAACTTGATGGAGATACTGACGCAGAGATAGAACTTGATGGTGAAATAGATGAACTAGGACTAACAGAAGAAGAAGGAGATATGGAAGCACTTATACTACTACTTGGTGAAGTAGAGGCACTTACTGAACTAGATGGACTGACAGAAGCACTAGGACTGACTGAGGCTGAAATACTACTAGATGGACTGACACTAGCTGAAGGACTTACTGAAGGTGAATTTGAACTAGACGGACTGACGGAGGCTGACGGACTAACTGAAGCTGAGATACTAGCTGATGGACTTATAGATGCTGAAGGAGAACTGCCACTTACTGTTGTAAAACTTCTGGTTGTTGACCACGCCCCGTAGGTATTAGATCCTGTAGGGTCTGTTCCTGCTACTCTCCAATAATAAGTAGTTGAACCAGCTAGAATATCGCCTATTTGAACCGTATATTTAATCTGGTCGCCTGAAGCAAAAGGGTGGGTATCTGCTCCGTTAGTTACATCAGTAAAGGTAGCATCAGGAGTAACGGAGAGTTTGGAGAGGACTACTGGAAACGATATGGTGTTATCAAAAACTCCAAAATCCAAATCGAGCCCACTCCCCACTGTCCAGGTACCTGTATTATCAAGTATCGATTGATTGCCTGGGTGACCGGAACCCCAAGATAAATTCACGCCATTAGGGTAGGTTTCAGATGACATTTCAAGGCTAAGACAATAATGAGTCCCAGCAGTAAGCGATATTTGATTTCCTCCAGAAAATATAAAATTCACCCAAGAAGGTGAGGTAGATAATCCTGAACTACTGACAGCATCTGATGTAGCCAGGGCTGCTCCAGTTGGTATACTAGATGTCCCGTAAGTCCCTGAATGGGTATATACTTTCAATACTATGTTGCCAGTGGGAGAACTAGCTTTAGCAATATTAAATAACGCACTCCCAAGCGTAATTGAAGCTGAAGGTGTGAATGACATTGCCTGTCCAGGATTGGCGGCATTACCTACATATTGATTTGCTGCCAAAACCTGACCAAAAAAATCTACTCCATTTGACAAGCTGACGTTGTATTCAATCGTATCTGCATCTGCATCCGTACCTGTAAAGACTAAATCAGGAGTAGTTGAAACTCCTGTTGCGGTATCTGTAGGAGTATTGAGGGCAACAGTAGGTGGAGTATCTGGGAAAAAAGAAGCTACTACATGAGCATAAGTATCAGAACCAGCAGCTGCCCAAGTCATCGCTTTTGAAGCATGAGTCCCTTGGATAAAATATTGAGCACCACTATTCCAGGTACCATCATCTATAGCAAATAAACTTGTTTGACCAGGTGTAGATACGTTAGTTTGCTCATGGGCAAGACCAGAAAGGATTAATTCTCCATCAACTGTTGGAACAACAGCATCACTTATACTTGCTGTTGTTCCTGTACTTCCACCAACTTGATCCAATATAGTTGCTTGACTAACTCCTGTAAAACTTGCTATATAAAAATGCCATCCACCTGTTCCAGAACTAGTAACAGAAACAGTATTGGCTCCACTTGCAGGGTTTATTAAATACCATATCTCCCCGTACATTTGAACACCATCATTAACATTTTTAGCTTTTGTTAAAGCAACTCCATTATAAGTAACAGCCGTAGCGGTTCTGTTACTCTGTCTTCCATCTATAATGACAAAAATAGCTCTATCATTTCCCGTACCAACTGTGTGACTGATAGTAAACGGTCCTGCACCAGACCTAGCTAATCCATCTGTTTTTGCATCTAGTAATATTGCCATATTAAATTACCACCTGTCTCCAATCCTCAACACTACATCTGGAACTCATGCAGGAAAGCCAGAGAGTTCCAGATGTAGTGTTGAGGATTGAGCCTAAGAGGGTTACTGCTGCTGCCATATATTAGATTGCTTGCTGATATACTCGGCTTGCAATCACATTTGAGGCATCTTTATAGTTAGTTAAATCTGTTAGCGTTCCTTCTATAACAAAATCTGTGCCGGGTGAAGAAGTATTATCACTAGCTACATTATCCCATGTAGTCGTATTTCTATTATAGATCTGTAGGTAAACAGTTGATGATGATGGGGCTAAATCTGTCTGACCTTCCCAATGAAGCGTAGCAAATGAAGCTGTACCTACAAAGTTTTTATACTCATGAACCATATATTCTAATGCACCAGTTTGCCCTACTCGTACATTATTACTTGTTCCTACATCTATAATGTCTTGAGCCGAATAAACTGTAAGTAAATCATTATCATTTGTCGGAAGAGCTGCATAATGACCTCGTGAATAGTCTGTATAACCGGCACTAGGTGAAGGACTTACTGAACTAGAAGGACTGATAGAGGCGGAAGGTGATGCTGAACTAGAAGGACTGATAGAGGCGGAAGGTGATGCTGAACTAGAAGGACTGATAGAGGCGGAATATCCTAAGAATAAAAGACTTACATCACTAGCTGTTAATGCTCTATTAAATACTCCTACATCATCAATAATTGCACTAGCAGTAACTATAGTTCCATCTGTAGATTCTCCTATAGTAAATCCATCAGTTCCGTTGATATTCCCATTACCTGTTGACGCTCCCCCACCTTTATCTACATTGTCTATATAAACTTTATAGTTAGATCCGTCATAAGAATAAACTATATGATGAAAAGTTCCATCAGATAAAGAACCATTGTAAATTGTTCTGTCATTTGCTACTCCAAGTCGAGTTCTTCCTATTAAAAGCCCAATCGTACCTCCGTTATATTGATAATCAATATCTGTTCTAGTTTGAGTTACATTACTATTGTGAGCTATCAAACCCCAAAGAGATGTAGTTATTTCTGTTGGTATTTTAATCCAGAATGAAATAGATATTGCCCCGCCATCTATTCCTAGTTTATTTGTGGTAGTTAAGAATTTAGTTGTATTACCTGAACCAAAATCTGCTCCATTATTGAACTTAGCAGCATTAAAAGGAGTTGTACCATTATTAGTTAAATTACGAGCATTAGCAGTGCTATCATTTACATCTTCTAACTTATAATAAGCTTGTAAGTTAGCATCGCTAATTAAATGTGTTGAACCTAGTTCTAATGCCATACCTAGAGCTTAGTATACTAGTCTATATGTTGGCAAGTAATGAGGCTAAATCTGTAGTATTCCAGCCGGGTATCTCACTAATTTTCTTTTCAGTCCAGCCTTCAGTATATCGTTTATTCCTAAACTCTTCTTTTGTCCAGCGTGAAGCAGTAGCATTTGTCTCATGTCTAATATCTAGGTTAGGAAATGCTGAAAAGTAACTCTCTGCTTTAAGATCATCAACTCGTTCTTCTCTTCCATGTGTACCGGGCTCAAAGCCTTGTGCATTACTAAAGCCCTTCTCATAGATCATTTTGAGTCTTTTTCTATAATGAGTAAGAAGTGTCTCTCTATAGGCACAAAGTCCGGATAATTGTTGTAAGTTATCAGTATATAAAGAGTGTCCATCACTTGCCCTAACTCTCCATACATTTGTATTGTAGTAGTACATATCCTTACTAGGAGGGATAAAGTCGAAATGACTTGGGTGATAAAGTACATCATGTTCGCAAAAGAAAATGATATCAGCAGTTGTAGCTTCTAAACCTAAGAGGATTCGTTGAAACATATCTAAAAATCCACCTACTTCTAGACGAGGGAAGACAATATTCTTACCAAAATCTAGAGAATTAGTAGAGATAGACACAATATGTTTAGTCTTCATACCTTTAGCTAGTTGTCTTCTGCAAGCTTCTAGAAGTTGGTTATCCCCTACTCCATGCGTATAGTAGACAACTTCTTTTTTAGGCTTTACTACTGCCGGAGTATCATCATGCCATTCAGGTACAGGATAGAATTTTTGTAATACGTCATTAAAGGTCATAATAGCTTGAGACCATTTGTCCTTAATAAAGAGTTCACGTGAAAACTCCCTAGCATGATCTGTCTGTCTACCGGATATCGGGTAAGGAAAGCCGAAGTCTCCGCCTTGTGTTCTAAACATGTGAGCGTACCACGTTGTTTGATTACAAACTACTCTTCCACCACTTAACCATGTCTTTAGAGCTACTTCTACACCTTGCTGACCCCAACTCCCAAACTCCGGATCACAAATATTTAACTCCCAGTACTTATCCCTGGTCAACATAAAACATGATCCCTGTATAGTTAGTGTATCTGTAAGTTCTCCTTGGCCTTCCGGTCTCTTCTTAAAGTCATTCCAGTATTGAAAGTGAAGCGTCTTATCAAAACGAAAGGCTGTAGATTTAGGAGAATCCTTACCTATCCATAAGATATCCTTTGTTGTCTCTTTACCACACTCTTTACAGACACCACTAGGCCCTTGATATCTCCTATGGCCTTCCGGACATACCCAGTCAAAAGCATGGAGATTCCGCATTAGAGGAACTAGAGTATAGTTATCTTTCATCTTGTCCATCATCTTGACATCAAAGCCTTCATCTAAAGCACAATGACTATCCAGCTTCATAACATACTTAGACTTAGAAAGTCTACACAGTTGGTTTGTCATTTCTCTTTGTCCTAGTGATACCGGAGAGTAGAATATGGTGACATCATCAAAATCACCTATAGGGGGGTTGCTCCATTGACCATCTAAGCCAACTATTACTTCTGTATTTCCACGTCTATTTTTAAGAATGTCCTCTACTGTTCGAGATAGGAACATTTCATTTCTTGCGGGTATTAATATAGATAAATCATATTGCATGATAAATAACCTCTGCTTTCTTTCTGGCCTCTATTGCTTCTTCTATTGTCTTAAATGATCCCAAACTTATCTTCTTATTATTTATAGATATTGCTGAACGCCAATTATTATTGCTTTTATTCCAAAATACTCCCCTTACTCCATATGTATTATCTTTCCTTAACTTTGAATTAATAATGTTAAAACTCCTAACGACTGACCTTAGGTTAAGCTTACGATTATCTAATTTATTTCTATTGATATGATCTGTGTCATATCCGTTAGGAGTTTTATTAATAACTCTATGCATAAGAACTTTAACCATTTTCCTATTTTTCCTACCAGTTCCTACATAGATTCCTCTAATTGCGTACCCTGCATTATAATGCCATTTCCATTGACTAAGATATTTATAATCTTCATCATCAACGATAGCTTCATATCCTTGAGTAAGCTTAATAGTCATTAGATAAACCTTACTCCTTGTAGTACTGCTAGAAGAACTAGTAATACTCCTAAGACTAGTTTAAATACATCTACTGATTTACTATACGTCACCGGCGTAGTTAGTTGTCTTGCAACGGCAATAGACACACCTATAAAATAGATCCCTAATAAAAACTCAATTAATACACTTGTCATTTGTTATCACCTTCTATCCAATCCTTATTCTTTTCTAATAAGGCTCTTGTTATTTTAGGCTCATATTCTAATGATTCAGCCCAAGCACACCAAGCATAGACATCTTTTGGTATACACTTACTATTAAACCCTCTTTTATCAGGATATACAAGAGTCCACCATAAGTTAAATCTAGGATCGTCACCATAGACTGCTTGGACTATTTCATAATAATCTTCTTTTCTATGATCTGCTTCTAATACATCATAGAGTTCTTGACATTGAGCTACTTTAAAGGCTATAGCTCTATTCTCAGTTAGTTTAATGATCTCTGCTGTCCTAGCTGAAACTTGCCTTATCTTAGTATTCGCATTATAAACAGTGGCATAAAGATCTATGAGCTTCCTAGTAGCATGTGTCCAGCCACCAAGTATCATGAAGTTAGTTTGAGTTACATCTAGTAATGGGTGTTGAGGAGACTCCCCTAAGTATTCAGGTTGAAATACTATCTCTTTCTCATATTTACTACTCCACCTATCACAGTCTCCAGGATTAACAGTAGATCGAATAACGATAATAGGACATTCACACCACTTGATACACTCTTCAACTGCTGAAGTATCTAATTTACCTTCTCCTTTAAGACTAGGATAATCACCTCTCAGAACAGGAGTATTTTCACTTATGTAATTAGGAGTAGGAACACAAATAAAGGCAAATTCACATGTATTTACTGCATCCTTCAATGAAGTATAAAGATTAGTATTGTCCGGATTAAGATTATGAAGATATACTTTTTCTTCATCCCTTAAATAAACTATAGCATCGGGAAAAAGTGACTGCATCGCTTTACCCACCCACCCATTACCGATAATTGCTACTTTAGTCATACGATAACCCAATCATTAGCTTCTATGTCTCCTACAACAACTATCCAATTATTGAGTTTACCTTGAATCATGATACTTAAGGTCTCACCATTAAGTAGGCCGTAGGTCTCCGGATCTTGCCAGGAAAGCCTAGTAATCTTTCTACCTTCTAAGACAAAGCTTAAGGCTTCATCAAAAGACATACCAGCTTGACTTAGTTTCTCAGGAATAGGACTAGGCATGTGCTACCTTTCTTGATGGAGAATATGAAGATTTACCTAACTCTTTACGCTTCTTAGTGACGTATTCATTAATAGCTATTCGTATATGCTCTGAAGCAGTACGATCATCGAAGTTACTTAAGAAGACATTATCAGTTCGGGTTATATAGAAGTTCTTGCGTACTAGATCTGAAGACATGTGTATATCATACACATGCTAACTATTATTTGTCAAGATTAGTTTCGTATCCGGGTACTACTCGTCTATCTTCCGGCTTAACAAAGAACCATGATCGAGGGCTATCGCGTCTTTCACCTTCTATTTTAGCTTTACTACCTAGTATAAAGAGTGGTTTAACTTGGTATGCATCCATGTAACCATGAATAGCCGGGATTACATGCATTAAGTACTCTTGCTTCTGGTGTGTAGTCTTTCGTCTTACATAGTCGTGACCCGCTACAATCCCCCCAGGGCGTACCTTCTTAGTCCATTGAGTGATATCATCCACAACGTGCTGATACTCATGATTGCCGTCAATGTAGACGAAATCAAAGTAGTTATCAGGGAAAGACTTTACAACATCCATAGAGAATCCTTTAATCAGTTCTGCATTATATGGTTTAAGTCTTGCTTTTGCTTCCTCATAGATACCATCTAGTTTAGTTTGAGTTACATGATCTCTATATTCTTTATACGCAGTCCAGGCATCGACACTAAATAAGTGGACTCCGGGATTATTTCTACAGAGTACTTCTGAATACAAACCTCTTTCTACTCCTATCTCTACTCCTTTAGTAAAGCCTAAGTCTTTGAAGATACTAGCTAGAAACTCTCTATCTGTATTAGGGATTTCAACTAACTGATCTTTTAAGTTGACTCTAAATGACTTCTGTAAATATTCTAGTGTTGGGTTCATAAGTATGTTATAGCAGATGATTATATTAAAAGTCTATCCCAAAAACCTTTGATGATAGTCTCCCAGTTAAAGATCTGTTTAGCTCTTTGTAGTTCTGCCTCTGTTACTTCCCGAGAACCCTTTTTAAATACTTTCTCTAGGCTTGTTTGTACTTGCTCTCTATTGCCTTCCTCTATATAGACAGCCATATTTTCAAACCAGGCTCTATAATGGGGCTTATTGAACATAATCGGCCTTGCTCCACACATTAACCCTTCTGCTGCCGGTAGTTCAAAGCCTTCTATGCGTCTTAAGCCGGAGACAAATTCACTAATAGAATAGTAATAGGCTAACTCATCATCAGTTATGTTTGTTTTACAAAAGACTCCGGGGATATTTACCTCTTCACCTAGAAAGAATACTTTTCTATCTAGTGATGTACCAGCCTGTATACACTCTTTCGCTGACTCAGTAAGTAATCCTCTACTATTTGTCGCTATAACGGCTGCTTTATGACCCTTACTACTCTTTCTATCATAGAAAACGCTTGTATCAACTCCTAATGGGGCATAGTAGAAAGGAAATTGCTCATGTACTTTATCCTCAAAGCATAGTTCGGGTAGATAGTAATAACTCCATACTAGCCTCGCATTTTGCCACATATCTAACCAATCGGAAGTACTAGGATTCTTAGTACTTCGCAAAACGTACTGAATCATAGCATAGGGTTTATTGTACTTATTAAGAAGATCTATTTGTGCTTTTATACCATCATGCCTACCGGTTATATGGAGAATAACTAGATCTGAATCACTAGGACTATCAGTAATCTCTAAACCTTCCGGCTTATACATAACTAACGCATCTCGTACTCTTTGTAAAGCTCTATCTTCTACCGGTAACTCTAAGTAAACTTTCATTTATAATGAATAACTATATTCCATGTACCATTGTTAGGGTGCATTTCTATCATATCAACTGTCTCTTTACTAATAGATTGAGTATTAAAGATATTAAGAAACGCTTGTAAGGTCTTAACAGTTATCTTTTGATGTTTGTCGCTCATTTGCTTCGTATACTTTCTATTAATTCTGGTGTCCATCCTGGTACAGGACTGAACTTCTCAATAAGCCAAGCTAGATCGTGGATTGCTTTAGGATACCTGTTATTAAACCAGTAGTCATCACAATATTTCTCTCCATCCATCATACCAAACTTATCTATAAAGTACATTCGACCAGTAATCTTACCTTTATGAAGATGTGCATACCATGTCTTTTTATTAACCATTACTTGCCCGCCACTTAACCAGCACTTAAGGCCTAGCTCTTGAGCCTCTCTGACAAATTCACCATATCCTTCTATCTGCATACCTTCTAATTGATTCCAGAAGTAATCTTTAGTCATAAACCAGCATGATCCTTGAAAAGATAGGTCTTCATCTATATCATACTCCGGTTTATTAAGGCGTTCTTTGATTCGTTCGTTCCAGACTTGGCCTTTAGCTCCGTCATGACTAGGACTAGATAGAAATTCGTAATCAACATCTGGCTTACCGACATCTAAGATAGCCCAATTCTCTGCATCTAATCGCTTTCGTCTAGGTATAACTATCCAGTTAGGCTGCATATCTGCCTTAAGTTTAAGATCAAAGCCTTCATCATACATACAATGAGCGTCTGACTTAAGTAAGTATTCTCCGGTTGCTATTGAAGCTGTAGCGTTTATTCCTGATCGCATGCCTCTACCCTGTCCTCTATGAATGTAGTTGACTCTTGGATCATTAATCATCTCTTGATGATAGGTAGTTCCTTTAATCTCTCCTGATGTAACGGTAAATTCTGTAGGCCAGTAACCGTCTAGATTGACGATGATCTCTATATCTCCTCTAGCATTATCTAAAATACCTTTAATAGTTTGATTAAGAAAGATCTCATTTTTAGCAGGGATAATAATAGATACTTTACCTTTAATCGTGGTCATACTATACACATGCTAATAGACTAGGCTATTATCTGTCAACTAAACAAAGGGAAAGGAAGGACTTGGAGACATAGAAGGTGAATTAGAACTACTTGGTGATGCAGATGATGAAGGACTCTGTGAAGCACTAGGACTCTTTGAAGGTGACGAACTGGCACTAATAGATGCAGACGGAGATTGTGAAGGCGAAGAACTACTACTGACTGACGCAGAAGGACTAACAGAACCACTAGGACTGACAGAAGCACTAGGACTTTGTGAAGAACTAGCTGAAGCTGAAGGCGATACGCTCAAACTCATACTAACAGAAGGTGATTGTGAAGCAGAAGATGAACTACTTGGTGATACTGACGCAGAAGGACTGACAGAAGCACTAGGACTCTGTGAAGCTGAAGGTGATACAGATGATACGGCGGTTGTATTAGCTAACTGCCATAAAGCCGAACTAGTTGTACCTACATTAATATAGAGATTACGCCCTACTGTCTTAGATGATAACCAGAAGAAAGCTCCTAGTTTAAATCCTGAATAACTTGTAGGTAATGTATCCCCTTCAGCTTCTAAGATGAGATCAGTTGTATTAAGTGGTGCGGGATTTTGTGCTGTAACATACCCTAATGTATCGTAACGAAGTACTCTATTATTAACGTAGATAGATAGTGCTGCTAAAAATGCAACTTCTGAATTATTACGGGATACACTAGGTAAAGCATTAACTCTATCTATCTCTTTCTGTGTCTCTATTGGTAGCTGTGATTTGATTTCAAATGATGCCATAAAAAAAAGCCCTCTTTCTTTAAAACCTACTGCTTATATTAAACTTTAGGTTCTAAAGCTTTAGGCTTTAATTAATGTTTCCTATCTCTTTAGGCGAAGGTAAAGAATCCTTCTGCTGCATAGTGGCGTCTGGAATCAGTTACTTTAGCCCCATAGACGAACAAATCCTTATAGGCCGTTCCGAAGTCTCCGATAATATCTTCTTCCATACGAGCATCAATTACTTTTTCTGCCATAGTGATCCAGTTCTTTTGAACTGCTAAACAGTGATAGCCGTTAGTATTATCTCCGGTAAGTCTATTAGATACATAGACATGGAAGCCTAGCAAGTCTCCAACGTATCCCTTTTGAATAAGCTGTGAATATACTTCTGGTACATGAAGAGCGATACCGGTTGCTCGAACTACTGTATTCATAAACTCTGGTGGAACTACGAGTACACGGTCAGTATCCGGTACAGATGAATGACTGAACTTTTCAGCCTGATCTAACTTAAGTCTAAGTGAAGCGACATATTGGAGTAAGTTAGTAGTAGTAATTGATACGACTGTAGCTGCTTCGATTGTGTAACTTGCTCCTGCTGCAATAGCTCCTCCTGTGTAAGCTGAAGTTGCATCATCTTTATCATCTTCAATGACTATTGTAGTTGCATCAGTATACGTCTTTACTCTGTACCACTTAGTATGACCAGTTGCTTTGAAGCCCTTACCAACCATAGCTGAAGTAAATGTAGTTCCTGATCCTGTTACTGCTCCTGTTGTAACATCTACTGTAACTGTACCAGTCGTGTAGTCTGTACCAACTCTATTCCCTGCTGCTACGTCTCCATAGAAGCCAAGTAAGAAGGTTTCTTTATTCTTGTTACGTTCATTAGCAACCTGGCTAACGATAGTAGGGTGTGGATCTTTGATATATGAGAGCCAGTTAGCAAGATCTTTTTCTTTCCAATAGAATGATTTGTACTGGTCAATAACTAATGTAGCGTTGTTTTCTGTGAGGTCATCTGCTGAAAGAGCAGAATTTGCATAGGTTTTTTCTGAAAGCCTATCGAAGTTAAGAATGTTTAGTTTACTACCTACTGCGTTGATTTCTCCCTGATAATTGCGGTTAGCGATAATGTCTGTTAAATCTCTATCATACATTTCTAACATTAGTTTGTTAGAAAATCCTTGTGCTATTGTTGTTGCTCGTGTTGCCATATTTGTTTAAAGTTTTGTGTAATTTCCTCTTACAGATTTCTTAAACTTCTCTGTAGTTGTTATTACTTACTCAGTATATGTACTCAGCTTATATAGTGTCAATAATCTTGTTTGAAGCTAAGTGTTGACAAGTGATAATAGTAGTTTATAGAATGATATAGTGACTGATCGAGAAAAGAAGCAAATGAGTAGGTTATTCAATGAGGATAGATATTCTTTTGCTGAACTAGGTAGGCTTTATGGCTTAAGTAGGGAAAGAGCAAGGATCATTGTTCATGGAGATAATAAAGATAACTATCTACTGCCTAGCATATTAGTAAATCGTGGTATTTGTACTATGTGTTTATATAAAGGTATAACAGATATCCATTATATAGATGGTAACGTAGATAATACATCCCCTCGTAACCTCATAGCCTTATGTGATTTCTGTATTAAGAATACGAAGAAGCGAATGAAGAATAAGCCTACTCAATTTCAGTTCTAATTTTACCGGCCTTTAGAAGTCTAACATATTCATTATAATCACTATTTCTAATCCTTACAGATTCTTGAACACTAATCTTATCATCTCTTGGCTTCATTATCTTCTTATCCCCGCCTTGTCCAGTCTCTAGCATCTTACCGGTATGCTTTACTTGTGACTTACTGACATCATAGAGAAAAGATTTAAGAATTAGATCCATAGATTGCATACGTCTAGTCTTATCTTTTGCATACTCTTTGAATTGTGTTTGCTTACCTTCTAGTTCCGGATTATGATTAAGTGTTTTAGGATTATCTATAAACTCGTCTACCTTATCATTCCATTCTTCTACTACTACTCTTTGTTCATCTGCTTTAGCCAATACCTCAAAGCGTCTTCTATTAGCTAGATTATCTTTAGCTAGTCGCTTTTCAGTATCAGACATTAACTCCCAGTCTGTATACTCACTCTTTAACTCTTGATCTGTAGGTTCCGGTAGATTATTAGCCTCAATAAAGGCACTATTAATCTTCTTCTTATCTTCATTAAGCTTCTGTACTTCATCTATTGCCCGTTCTTCTTTAGTATCAACTGGTGTAACTTTCTCTTCCTCTTCGACTATTTCTTCCTCTTCAACTGGTTCATCTACTACTTCCTGTTCTTGGGATTCTTCTTCTTGAGGCTGTGAGGGTTCATCTACTACTTTCTCTTCAGGTTCTTCTTTATCTTCCATTACTTCGAGGGCTTCTGAAGTTTGTTTGAGTTGTGCTTCTAATTCTTCTCTGGTTAAGTGATGGTCATCTGGCATAGTTTAATCCATTCCTTACGGGTGTAGGATTCCTTATTCTTCTATTTCATCTTGACCATCATCAGGTGATGAGGGAAAAGGGTTAGTATCTGCTACTTGTTCCTCTGGTTTATCTATAATAATCTTTTCACCTAATACTTCTTTATATTGTTCTTTAGTCTTACGACCCATATAGGATTGTCTTGCTTGAAGAAAGCCTTTATCTTCCGGAGTTAGTTCACCAATAGGCTTACTGAGGATTCTATTAAATTCGTTTGTTGTCTGTTCGTCCATACAGTTATGTTAGTTGGCTAGTCTATTACTTGTCAAGTTTACTTCTTCTTAAGATTTCCTAGAGCTTGCTCTAATGCTTGTCTAGCTTTCTCCGGACTTTGTAACATTCCTTCTAATAACATATAGTTGCGAAGTCTAGCTTTCAAGAACATATCTTGCTTACTGCCTAGATCATAAGTAGTTAATTCTTGTTCAACTGAAGCCCGCATAGATGTAATAGAATCTCTTATCTTCTCTATAGTAAGGACAGATTCTTGAACTGCTTGAGCCATAGATAGATAGGTCTCTCTTTCAACTGCGTTGAGTTCTTCATACTTATAACCTAACGCTTCGAGTAGTCTATCCCCTGTCATTGCTGACCTCCAACACTTGCCGGACTAATTTGCATAGGTTTAGGTGGTACAGGTGGGGCAATTTGTGCCTGTGGTACCATTTGTTGACCCGGCTGAACGCCTTGAGCCATAGGATTACCCATACCATTGACCATAGCATTTTGTTTTTGTTGTTCATAGTTCATAGCTTCACTTACTTCATCCGGTGAATAGTCTCCAAATTCTAGAAGCTTACGTTTAAATACCATATCCACGATAGGATTATCCGGCATATTCTGCTTAATAGCTGACGCTTTCTCTATACTCTTAGTATCTTGATCGTTCTTATCTTCTTGACTCCATACCTTAACAGAGTAACCTAGCTTAGCTTTCCAATCTTCAGGGGTTACATCTCTTGAATACATTGAGTCAGATGTCTTACCCTTCTTAAAGAGTGTTACTGCATCTATCTTGTCGGGTGCTGCTTCTAATAACTTACAAAACTTGTATGCTCTTTCAATCCAGACCTGGGTATAGAACTTAGACATACCCTTGATACGTTCTTTTGCTTCACCTAATGCAAGTTGAACTTCACCAAGTGTTACTTGTCTGTCCTGTTGTGCGCCTTGACTTGTTGCGGTTGCTCCGGTTGCTTTCTCTATCATACTGATAGCAAAGTTCATTTCATTAAGTGAATCACCTAATCCCGGAATCTCTATTTGCTTATAAACTTCATCAAGTGTTTTTCCCTGTGGAAGTGGTACACCATACCAACCCCACGGCTTAGCTTCCCATGTTTGTGGCTGCCAGCCTTCTATACCGGAGTTATAAAGGTTCATTCCAAATGATCGCATGGTGCGATTCTCTACTAACTGAGACCACCAGACATTTACTACTCTTGCCGTAGGTCTGACGATATCGGCAATACTATCGCTATACCAGTCTTGCTTTTCAGGTTCATCAGCCCAAGAGTCATAAGGGAAATGATTATCCCAAAAGTTATCCTTAGTACCTCCGATAATATCTGCTAAAGGTTTACGCCCTAATATCTTCATATTCTCTGCAACTGTATAAACATATAAACGTTCTTTACTATCTCCGGGCATCTTCCTATAAACTAGTTGTTGCTCTAGCTCAACCCAGGTCTCGCCAAGAATAGGACTCTGCACATTCATATCGCCCATATTAGCAAGTAATCTTTCTTTCTCTATTAGCTTGCCTTGATTATCTGCTAACCTAACTAGTCCATCTTTCGATTGATACCAGGTAGCTAAATCCCGTACTGCTGTCCTATCATATTGCGGGTTATTTGCTACTACTTCCAGAGGCACGAAGATATGACCATGAATCATAGATCTATTGTTATCTATATTCGTAGGATCATTATAACGAGGCACCCAGATATCACGACTATCCATGATGTTAAATACCGGCATACCATCTATAATTTGCCATTGACCGTAGGATCTACCAAACCCGAAGATCTGACGTTTATCTATAATATCCTGTAACACAAACTTACTGTGCATCTCATCTCCGACAAACTTCCAGTATTCGTTCTTAATGATCTCGGCTTCTTTATTGTTATCTAAGTTCTGAAGATAGACTACCGGCATATCATCAACATCCTTAATAAGAGTTCTTAGTACTGTCTTCATTACGGGAAGGTTAACTGTCTGTCGTTGAGTCAAGCGATTAGTAATGATCTTATCTCTAGATAATGTATAGTTCTCAATCCAGTCGTTATCACGTCTATATCTATAGTCATGTTGTTCCATAGAGTTATGCTGCAACATGAGGAGTTCAGGATCGGGGGCTATAACTTGTAACTGATCGGGCATAGTTCAACACTACAACACTATACTATATTATTGCAACTCTAGGCTAAGCAAGCATACCTTCTATAAATGGCTGAATACCGCCTACATCTGTTGTTTGATTATATATAGTAGGTCTATTAGTGTAGTCCTCGGCATAGCGTATAGCATCCATAGTATGATTAAGAAAGTCTTGAGCTTCGTTGATTATCTTTCCATCCGGGTTAGTCATCCACAAGTAATTTCTGTACTCTTTCATAATGTTAGTACTTCGCTTAGTAATAAAGACATTCTGCGATTGAACATATTGTATACCCTGTAAGATACTATCCTTACCTTTCTTAGCTCCGATGATGTTAACTCCATAACTAGCGATTTCATCTATGCTTTTTGGTTCTGAACTATCCCCGATTACTAATGCTTTCTCCGGTTGACTCAAGATGATATCCGCTATGTCCTTATTACTTAATCGCTTCTGATAGATGATCTCATCATAGATTCTTGCATCATTCCACTTATATACTCCGACTATTGCTGTTGGATCATTTGTATAACCAAAGTCTAGGCCGTATCTCACTAGTTTTACTTCCTGTGGTAATTCGTCTAACTCTTTCCAGGATGTATAGATCCTTCCTTCAGCTTCTCCAAGTTGTCCTTCACCATAGACAAGCCACCAATTTTTATTATTTCTACGCGACTCTATAGAGTCTATAATAGATTTCTCTAAGGCTTCATTATCCTTATAGGTAAGGATCATAAAGTCCACATCACTTGCACCCTTTACATCAGTATAGAACCAGAACTCCGATACCGGATTCCAGTCTAACCACACAATCTTTCTTGTACGAATTTCTAATTGCGTATAGGTCTCATAGCTGACATTATTTGCTTCATTAATAAAGAGTATGTCACGTCTCGGCCCTCTTACTTTGTCCGGTTGATCTGCACTAAAGAACTCCATTTGTATCCCGGTCTCAAATGTATAAACGGAGTTAGTAGCGTTCCAACATGAGTCCTTCCAGTAGTTATGTGTCTTCATAATACTAGCAAAGTCACGCATAGCACCCTTGCGAAGATGTGGCATAGTCTCAGATACTACACTGATTAACTCCGTACTCTTATGAGATTGAGCATAATCTATGAGCCATAGAAGAATAGAAATAGTTTTACTTGCTGAAGTTCCTCCTGAAATACCTCTAATTCGTTTAGTAAGTCCTAAGACTTTTCTAGTTGCTGTTGTCGCTTGATATAGCACTTGCTGACCCTCCTAGTATCGGTACTATCTTATCTCCTTTGGTAGTGTGGTCGATCTTATCTATAATACGTTGCTGTAGTTTGTTATAGTCATTGATAGCCCCTCTTTTAGTAGATAAATCCTCGTTTTGCTTAACTAAGTAGAGTAATTGACTATCTATGAACTCATTATTAAACCCTTGAGCCTGTAATATCTCGTTCATGCGAACCTTAATGCTAAGATTCGCTAATAAATTGGAAGAACTAACTCTAGCATTATGATAGTCCTTCTCATTACTCTGATCTAACCCATAAGCCTTAATATAACATTGAGTAGCATTACCACAAATAGCTGCATCTGTAACATATAACAGACAGAATAACTCTTGCTTAGTAGTAAACGATTCCGGAGTATCTTCTTTCTCTAACTTATCTAACTTAGTCAATCCTTCATGAAACTTAGGCCGGGATAAATCATCTGTAACATTTCCCTTATCATCTTTCTTCTTCTTATCAGCCCAAGCCCATAAATCATAAACATCACAACCAATTTTCTTAGCAAATCCCTTAACAGTTATCTTAGTCTTGGAAGCTTTACACTCTTCTATATAGGATTCTATAAGAGGCGTAAAGGATAGATCGAATTTAACAGGGGGCTTAGTATCCATAGTGTTTACCATTCCTTACGGTGTAGGTATCTATAGAATAACAAAGAAGTGTATATAGTTGCAAGTAAGTCTCTCTATAGTGTTGATTATTATATAGCAATAACCAACACTAACAAAGGCTTATTACTCATTATTCTTTAACATCTCAATTACGTCGTCTGTATCTTCAAACTCAGTAACTTCTAATATGTTTGGTTCATTACCGTCCATGTCCATACCTCCACCTCTAAGCATAGGTACAGCCATTAAGAATCCGTCAATTAATTTATAGTAATTTCCGTGCTTTTCTACTGGATACCATTTGTTATTTGTTTTCATATATATTCACCTCCTTTTAAGTCTCTCTATAGTGTTGCTTACGCCTTTTGGTAAACAACACTAACAAAGGCTTAAATAGTTAGTTCCGGTAATTCTGTCTCTTCCTGGGATACTTCTATTACTTCATGGCCTAACGCTTTTAAGATAGCCAGATCCATTGTACTTACAGTAATAGTTCCGGTTAAAGATGTTATAAGAACTGCTGTCCTTGTATCTTTAATATAAAACTTATCTAATCCGTATATTTGTTTTTTGTAGTATTCTATCTTCATAATTATTCACCTCCTTCCTATTCTTTTAAGTCTCTCATCTACGCTTACTTTTACCCTCTTAGTAAGCATAGTCAAAGGCCTATCCCCAGATTGCGTTATCGTACTCCGGCATATCTGAAACTATTTGATATGCTAAACCATGTGAAAGACTTGTTAGAACTTTAAATAGATCTAATTTGTCATTCTCCCCTTCATTACATTGATAAAGGAAGCATCTTAAACTCTTTAGGACTTGGATCTTTTTAGTATTCATTTCATAAGAATACTTATAGTCTAAAGGTCTGAACCCTTGAGCATTGCCATATCGCTCGGACACTCCACCTATATTTAAGATAAACATAGCTTCACCCAATTTCTGCTCGAAGTTTGAATCTTCAACATTAAAGCCCAACTCTTCTAATTGACTTAATGTGTAACTATGATCCCCTCTGAATCTAGTAGCCTTTAAATAGGTAACTACTCGATTGATTGTTTTATCTTCTACTAAAAATGCACTCATATTATTCACCTCCTTTGTATTAGGATAAATACAATATACAGTACATACGCTTGTATTGTCAATAGGCAATATTGAGGCTAATTCTTGGGAAGTATGACGTTTTGCTCTTCATCTGCTACGCCATAAACAATAAATGTATTCTTTAAACCTTCTACCGCTTCTATAATGATAGTTGCCGGCACGAAGCCGAAGCTCTTAAGATTAATAGTCTGTTGATTCTTTCCCTTGACGTTCTTTAACTTAAAAGCTCCGGTACTTCGTATCCTTAAATCTGTATTACTCATGTTTATCCTCCTTTCTTATCTTAATAGTTAAGACCTCTTAACTGTACGTATGACACTCTGTTAGTTGTTGAGCAAGCTTTCCTGATATATCCCTTCTTAATCAATGCCATGAGAGCATTGATAGTTGTAAAGTCTTTTACACCTTCACGCTTCATAGTTATAATAATTTCCCGTTTTGGTACGGAAGTCTTTTGCTTCTTAGCCCAATCACTAACAAACACCATGATCTTTACTTGTAAAGTACTTACATCCTGTAAGCCTCCACCATATCCATTATCCATGCGTTTAGTTCACCTCCTAACTTCTATACGGGCTTTCTCTCTATAAGCCCAGTACTTAGTTACTCTACTATCTGCTACAAACGAATCATCTTTGCATAGACAATCTAAAAATGCTTTCTCTAGATTATCTTTGTCCGGCTTATCCCTGTGTAATAGGCCGTTCATTTCTTGCTTCTTCTTAGTACTCCAACTTTTAGGCATAGGAAGATAAAAGACTAAGTGATAGTAGTTACTTAATACTATTTGCTCATCAAATTCTAACTCTCTAGCTTGCCGGACTAATTCATCTTTATACAGCCAGTACCTATTAGTGACATCCCGCTTCATCCACTTATCACGCTGAGTCATCCGGGGCTTACCCATAGCGATTACTGTAAAGGTGTATTGAGTCGGAGGAAGAAGAGGCGGGTTAGTATCCAGGAAGAGTTTAGGTAAGCTAATAGGCTTAGTGTGTGACTCTTTAGATAGAGCAAGAGCTATCTTCTGGTCATACTTCTTATTACCTGTTATATATTCTGTTGGTATATTCATTTAGGCAGTTAGTCAACCGGGCAAGGGTATTTCTCCTAAGACATGCCCGGTATGTATTTAGTATTACGCACGCTTGACTAGTTTTGCAACTGTCTTAATCTCGTACGTTTCACCGTCTTTCTCAAACTCGTTGTTACCGGTTTGACGATAGACTTCAAGAGCAAAGTTAGATACTTCTTCTTTCTTTTCCTTTATCTCGTTCTTAATCTCTTTCATCTTTGTCTCAAGAGCTATTAAGCTAGGCTGTCGTTTTATCTGTAACTTAACTTCATTTAAGCTGGAACTTTCCTGCTTAACTCTACTCTCTCGCTCTCTGAAGCTTGGTTCGTTTTTGAAAGCATCATTAAACATTTCATTAGCTTTCTTTAGTTGCTCTTGTAGTTGTGCAAGGGTAACAGTCTTTTTAACTGCTAAGTCTTGCATATCAAAGAGAGTTAGTTGTCCTTGATTTGCTTTCTGATAATCTTCTAGTGTTGTAAATCCTTCTTGACTTAAGTTTTCCATATTTGTCTCACCTCCTTTATAGTTTTCCTCTAAGCCGGGCATATTCCCGATACCCGGCTTACAAAAAGCTATTTCTTTTTTGCTTTACCTTTAAACTTCTCGGCCATTTCCTCCTTCTTAGAGTATGTACCTTTCTTCATGTCCATGATGTCCTCTTTATCTAATTTTTTGCCGGTTTTCTTTTTAGCTGCCATAGATAATCACCTCCTTAACTAATACACGTTAGTTTACTATAAAGTTCTTTAGCTTCTTTCTTATCCAGGACTAAGTTAGTCTCACCGCATTGACTACATCTAACAAGCATGAATCTACCTTTAGTATCTATATGAGCTACCTTGTGCATACTCATCTCTTCACCTTTAGGTTTTACTATTCGTTGTTTAGTCATATGTATTTTATGCCGTATTCTAAATACTACTATATAAATAAAGGTTAGTAACCATTTCATTATTTAACTATCAAGTAATCACTCGTAGTTACATCATGAAACTGTGCTTTATATGCCTCATCTCTAATCGTACCTAATGACCTATGTTGTAGATAATCCTCTCGTAACAGTTCATTGCTCAGCTTATACGTTGCGATCTCATCTTGCAGCTTACCTAACTGGATACCTTTGAGTGAATCATTATTAAGCATTATAGTATAACTCAACTGTAGCATAAAGATAATAGTTACCGGAACTATGACAAGTAGATCTTCTTTCTTTAAGATAATCTTTCTCTCTTGCTTTCTGTAGTCTGTTCGCTTTCTCATAGGTCTAGTTTAAGTACATGTACTAAGAACTTCCGGACATCTTTAAATAGTCTTTGACAATGGGTGCAGATCATACTTCTTCTATCTCCTTTTCTGTTACTTCCTGTAATACTGCTATAAGTACAATGCTACCTATAAAGGCTAGTAATAATATAAGTATGTCTAGTAGTATCTTCATGCTTTATCTCCTAGATCATCCTTGAGCTTAGTCATAATCTTTGCAATATCTACTGTTACATTAAATGACTCATACTCTTTGTCTATAGCCTCATAAAATCTCTGTATACCTTCCCGTATTCCCTCTGCCTTCGCCTCTTTTTCTTTAGTCTCAACCCGTTTGATCCAGTAGGTTTGTAAGCGTACTAGTTCTTCTTCAAATTCTTTTCTTTGACTAGCAATCTTCTTTGATACGTAGTTAGCTATCTTTGAACAGTCAGTTGTTGTCTTGTTCCCTTTATGAGTAAACCACTTCTCATATATAGATCTTTCCATTATTTCAAAAACTAAGGCCTCATTGGGTATTTTACCTTCTGTTGTTTTCATTCTTTACTCTCCTTACTATCTTCCTTGAGCTTTCTAAGAATCTCCATTAATTTAATATGAGCATCCCACGTTCCTTGATGATAACCATGTTGTTCTGGCGTACAATCTGGTACACAAGAGATTACTAAATCAAGTGGATCAATCATATTTAAACCTTCCCGTACTCCTTCAGCATGAGCCTTAGCAATCTTCTTATTCACATACTGATTGTTGTGCGACCCTAGTTTCTCTCTCAAAGCCATAGCCTTGAGGCAAAAACTATTCTGCTTTATCTTGGTACTGTGCTGGCAACTCACTTCCAGTCATCTCAAGACATTTACCGGCCCACATCTTTGCTTCTTGGAGCTTGGTATAAACCAGAGCGATCTCTCTTTGAATCTTCACTTGTCCTAAGAGTCGTTGCTCTTCATTGTAACCAACTTTGTACGATCCAGCTCTTTGAATAACTGCATCAATGTCTTTTCTCAAATCGTGTAACTCTTTCTGTAATTCGTCCATATACTCACCTCCTTTTCATGTCGTAAATGATTGCGTTTACGACCCGCTTCCTAATAAAAAGTTGTTTTCCTTTATTGAGTCATAGAGCGTCTTATTTTCTCCTGTAACCATGTAAGGTAAAAATACTTGAGTAATCTCAGCCTGTTCTAAGTTGATATGGGTAAGTTGAGCTTCGAGCCACAATTTACAAACCCGCCACGCTATCTTTTCTGATTTTGCCATTCTTTCAGCTTTAGTTTTCTTATCCCAGCCTCCACGCATATCTTTAAATAGAGCGTTATAAACAGCTTCGGGCTTAACAGGTAATCTAAAAGGAATTTCTTTGTTATCCACCTTAATTTTAAAGAATAATCTTTTTAAAATACCGTCCTCGTATTCGTGGGCAATACCAGTAGCACCATTATCTGCAAGCAGTTTAATGATCTCACCAATCGTTCTGTCGACTGCTATATCTGTTGTATAGTTTTTTATTAATTTTTTCATAATCCTCCCAACATACTCCCTGTCTCAAAGTGTCCGATTATCATAAGGACTATAGCTATAAGCATAACAATCATTATTGCTAAGACTATCTTGTTCTCTGGCTCTGTACCGTCTAGTTTATTCATATGTTGTTTAGCTTCTTTGGTTACTGGATAGATCATACTTGTCTCTCCTCGCAACACGTATAGATATTCTTATAACATTGATAGCAAGCTTTGTACTTTGATGGATCATAAGAGATAGTTACATGGCATGGACAATAGACCTTGTTACTTGGTACATACCTAGCGACTGACTCGCTAAAGTCTACGTCATACGCATCTCTTGGTAATTTAGCCGGTTTAACTTTAATATTCATATAAAGGTTTATTCCTCTTGTCCGCTTCTAACCTTGCGACTAGAAACGGCCAGCAAGTATAAATCTTACTACTTAAAGGGCATGTCTGACTCTAAAGGTATTACCTCTTCATCAGTTCCTTTATTAGTCTTGGTGTCGATTAAGTTATTAATCGTATCTTGAAGACTAATAGCACTCTCTTTTAAGAACTTAAATTCTTCCGGATCTAAGACTAGCTTAGCTTGTCCGTCTTCTGCCTTAACTATCTCGAAATTAACTACCCACGATCTACCAAAGTTATTCTCTTTCTTCTCAGTACTTAAGCGTACTGTTAAAGCAAACATAGGTATGCCAAAGGGTTTAGCCTTCGTATATTTCCCGGCTTCCTTGCCAAACTCCCAAAGAGATGAAAGTTTACTTCCGGTAAAGTACATTAAAAATGGCTTGGTCTGTCCTGCATCTATGATGACTCCTCCTAAGATCTGATTGAAAATCAGCTTAGTATTACCCTGTGGATCGGCCATCCCTTCAGCTTTAAAGCCTCGACTAATAGTAAGTACGTGAACTTCTAACTCTTTATACTGTTCACCTGTTGGCTTATAAAAGAAGTATCCATCGCTAGGTTCTGATCCATCAGCTAAGGTATTCTTCATACTCTTACCAACTGAATGAACTTTGAGTACCGGTAATTCTCCGGCTAGATTATCAGCTCCTATCGAAGCATTATCGTTATATAACTTAGCTAGAGCCTCATCATTCTTAATAACGGCTAGTTGTGTCAGTTCTTCTTTAGCTGTCTCTATAGGCATAGTCTCATCGACTTCAGCCGGTTTTAATTTGTCTGCTACTGCTTTTGCAGTTTGATATCCTGTCATATTTATTCACCTCCTTTAAGACATTCAGCCTAACTAAATAGTGTCGTTATCTAGGGTACTTAGTACTCCCGGATTCGTTTAATTAGTTAGGCTGTTAATGTTCTGTAGTTAATATACAATAGAAGCGTCTGTATTGTCAAGTAGTAAAATTACTCCCCTTTAAGGAGTTTTGCTAATGCATTTATCCCGGATCTATCACCAATCTGTTTAGCTATCATCTCCTGTAGCTTGACCTGACGGGCGTGGTAGCCTTGTTTGGCTAGATTCTTATAGAAGTCCGGATCACGTTTAAGGATAGTCTCTCTACCCTTTACATTGATATCTGCATAGTAACTAGTGCCGGCCTTAAGCTCTTTCATTCTATTCCCGCCTTTTCTACCCATCTCTGAAGCGTTTAATATCTTTCTACTCATAGTGTTTTTCCTTTCTTTGTATTCTGACTCTCTATATACTCATCCATCTTAGACATTATGAGTGAAGCATTAGCACGAAGTACCATATGATCCGGGTATATTCTATCTCCCCGTATGTCTAGTAGGATAGTCTCTATATACTTTCTGAGTTCATCTCTCTTCATAGCTTTCGCGGTCTTCCTCGTTTTCTCTTAACCGGAAATGGTAGCGGTTCTGTAACTATATCATCTTCATGAAAGTATCTAGGTGTATCTGTAAGTACAGGCATCTTCATCTTATTATTCCTCTGCTTTCTCTCTAGTTCGATAATCTCTGCTATCAGTGTTTGTGCTTTCGACTTTGTTAAGCCGATTGTATCCTGATTTCTTGTATCTAGGAAAATCTTTTGCTTATCTGTAGCTGGTTCTTCTTCTTTCTTGTCCGGAATAAAGACATGTACGATATCCTGATTACTCGTACTGATATTTATCTCATCCGGAACTTGGATAGTGAGGGTTATCTTTATCTCTTTCATTAATTTCGCCTCCCGGATAATTCTTTATAGAGTGCTAGTTCGTCTCTAAGCTTACGCATCTCTTTAATAAGAAGTGCTGCACACTGTAGAGGATCATCACCGGAATCAAAGGCAGCTTTATAGAATCTGTTATAGATATCTACTTGAGCGTTCCAGATCTGAAACTCTATCTCTTCATCTCTCTTTGATTTTAGCTTTGTCATTTCCAGAACTCCCACCAACGCTTTGCTCTATAGTTACTGTCTATTTGCTTAATGTAGTTAGTTAAGGCTAATCCTCGTAAGTACTTCATAAAAACCTCATGTCTCTTACGTCTTGAATGATTAAAGTTAAATCTAAACATAACTCTATACTAAGATATTCTATCGTTTTTTCAAAGACTTCTACAATAACGTAGCTAAGATCCGGATCACTCTTAACAACGAAAATATTACCTCTATCATTACGTACTAAACTGTTGTGATAGATCCTCTTGCCCTTCCTATCAGTAAATCCGGTGTATTCTAGTTCCATATCTACTATTGTATAGTAGATACGTATGTATTGTCAAGTGGTATCGTTTAGCTTGATATTACAACCTATTTGCTCATTGACAAGGTAGAGATTAGCCTTATACTCCTGAGTATGATCTTTACCTATATCGGTATCAGTTTACTAGTTGGCTACTATCGCTTTGTAATCCGTCCTCGCTCGAAAAAAAAAGCGTGAGGATCGTTTTTGTATTCTATTACACGACAAAGCTAACTATATAATAGCCCGGTCTCTAGTCTGTACTGTACCCACTCTCCTCCCTAAGTGAAGAAGAATATACCAGAGCCTCGTCATATGAAATCGGCATTCATTCGTTTCAGAAGTCTTATGCCGTATGCTTACTGACAGTTAAAGGTCTCGAAATCGCTACCTTTGGATCGGGAACGGCTTGTTTAATCCCTGTCAATGCTCATGCCGTAGGTTAGTTTAACAACTAACTTGCTCTACCCTTCTAATTAAAAGCTACTAACTAAGGGGGTGAGTACCGGAGCTTGATTCCGAACCTATAAACTTACGTCTATCGCTCTACAGGATTAAGCTATACCCACCTCTTTAGTTAGTAACTATCCTAGTATTTTAAAAGTATGCTAGTTGCCCCAACTGGCTCTCTACCTCCGAGTTGCTTACTAGCACACTTTTAAAATAAGGGTACATATACTCTTTAATGACCGTAGAATGACTAGGAGGGGGGTTCTGTAGTTAGGTTGTGGTAATCGGGCAGTGATCATATCTATGTGCGTTTAAGCCTATTAGGATTGCTTTCATCGGGTGTAAACGTAGCGGGTACATCTGAAGGAGACTGATAGAGTTGTAAGTGAAGAGCATGAAGGATCGTATCACTATCCGGGTGATTACTAACGTCTAGTATTTCTATGATACGCTCCCAATAATCATCGGGTAGTTTAACTATTCTGATTAAGTGTATAGGCATAAAAAAAACTCCTTTAGAGTAGTGCTGTGCCGTTGAGATGAGGAACAACAGCACTCTAAAAGAGTTTCTAGTTCATCTCAACTTTGTGTTTACTCTGACCTTACGATCATCTACTTTATACTACTTGTTCTCTAATCTGTCAAGATACCAAAAAACCCTACGCTTCTTTCGTAAGGCTTTTTAGTAATTCTAAGAAAACTACCATTCAGAGTGTTTAATAACCAAGGTCAATGTGTTATTCATACCACCATAGTTAGTGTAAACCTGCTACTTATTATCTGTCAAGAAGTAGCTAATAAGTAATACAATACTAGCAACGACAAGATAAATTCCTACATTGATAAACTCTAGTCCGGTATTATGCATAGTTAAAAAAGATGTAATCTATAATAGCATTAATACAAGAGCCTAATTTAAAAGATCGAACATGATACGTATACTTGAGTAACTTCATACGTTTAACTAGCACTTCCTCAGCTAAGGGAACTTTCCGGCCATCTCTATGAAAATGTGTGCGTGTATGACAATCAAAACAAAGAATATAAACATCCCGGCCTAATTCTTCATTAAACAAATTATCATACTTACAATGATGAATAAGTAATGTGTCCAACCTATTACAGATAAAGCACTTAGCATCCGGGTTTGAGTAGATAAGTTGATCCTTGAGTTGTTGCCAGTGGCGGGTCTTGAAGTAATCCGGGTAATGTTCCCCCCTAAAATAGTCTGTTGTGAAAAGTCTAGTCATTATAGCCTCCTTACTGTTCACTTACTCACTTTTCACACGAACTTTACAATAGAACAGTAATATGCTAGTATCCATGCGTTAGTACTAATTAACTATCGGCTTGACCGGTGAACTAAAAAAAGACTGCTCTTCTCTAATGTGTAGTCTTTTTTTATTGAGTAACCGGGGTAACTTCTGTATCCTTCCATGACGTATTAACTTTATCCTGAATATATGTCCTGGCACTTGAATTACCGAACCATAACCTAAAGACTGTCTGACTTTCTGCAAAGAGCAAGATAAATGATCCTACTGCTGCATCCGGCTGTACCATAGGCAATAGAGTTCCAATGAAGAAGAACCGCAGCGAAGAGACATACAAGAAGAGATACTATTCTTCTTTCTGACCCACTAGGTACATCCTTATTAATAGCTTCAACAACTGAGGGAAGAATAAAGCCTACTAAATTAGGTGCATTATTAACAATAATAGCTAATACTCCTAGCGTGTACTCCATATTACTTAGCTGGTACTTTTGGTATAGATGTAACAACACGTTTAAAGACTACCGGTGTAGGAGTTGGTGTAACTTTTGGTGTAAGCGTAGCTGTGGGCGTTGCTGTAAGAACCATAAAGTTGCGTTTCTCTAACAGAGTATTTGTCTCTACTGACTGATCTATAGTAGTAAGGTGTTTTTGTACTGCTGTATGGAGTAATACCATAGGAACATCTATCAGTAAAGCGATACCTACGACAAAGAAAATAAAGACTGTTGGGATACCTAAAATTTTTCCGTTCATGCTATTTCACCTCCTTTGAGTTTGGGGTTATATTTAATAAGTTAAGTAACAAAGAAAATCCAGATGGTTCACTACTGGTCACTACTTTTGTCTCCTGATTTGCTAATTGCTCTTGTTTACGCTTCTTATCCTGTGCCTCTAAAATCTTTATATATCTATCTGCTAACTCTTTACCCTGAAGAATGAAGGAGACAATACTATTTGAAGTTGGTTTATCTGCTCCGGCTGCTTTCATGATCTCATTAAGTTGATCTTTAAGCTGTTTATTTTCGTTTAATGCCTGATCGCCTAGTTCAGCTGTTGTATGATCTTCTTTCGCAGTTGCTTGTATTTCACCAGCCAGTACGTCAACTCGTTTAAGTAATTGTGCATTTTCCGTCTTGAGAGGAACAATTGCATCATCACGTTTTTTGAGTTCTTTAGTAACGTCATCCACACTAGTATAGCCTAATGCTTTCAACGCTGTATAGTTAGGATCTTCTATAACTTCTTTTTGACTTAGTACTGCATCATATTCAGCCTTAGTAACATACTTTCCATTTGCTACATCGAACCAGGTATCAAAGACTACCTGAACTGAAGCTTCATTATTAATATCTATTCCATGTGAATTAAGCGTAATCGTATTCGTTCCGGTATTAACTGTCTGCTTAACAACTTGTTGAGTAGACTCATTATAGATACCTTTAAGTACTACAAATGATAAAGGAGTATAAGTATCAGTTGACTTAGCTTGTCCATCCCAGGGATCGTAAAGAATACCATTACCAACATAGAGTATCCAATGCCTAGTACCCCCAATAGGAGTTGCATCTACTTCAACTAAGCAAGGAAGGTTCTGTTTAACTATCTCATTTTCATAGTTACTATACTTGTAAACAAATTCTGTACCGGGTAAGGCTTGAGGAAGTTTAGTCCAATTAACTAGGTTAGTTTGGGCATATCCCCCGGCATTATTAAGTAACTCATTCACTTTATCCGGAGTGAGACCATACTTCATAGCTATACAGGTAATAGTGCAGCCAATCTGTCCAATCGTAGAATTAGAAGTACCTACCTTAATATCTTTCCAGCGTGGATCGTGTTGAGAAAGTAATATAAGTTCGGCCATATCGTAAGCGTACTACTCTAGCTTATTTATTGTCAACTTCCGTATCTAGGTATTTACCAAAGAGTTTATAAAACTCTTCATCAAAGTTAGTTTTCTGAGCTACTTCCTTACCATGTGGGTGAGTCTTAAACCACCAACTAACTAGCTTAATCAGAAAAATAGTGAGTGTTACCGGTAATCTGAATTGAGTTAGTATTCCTCCGGTAAAGCCTAAGAGAATCATTACTAGATCTAGACCTCCTGAACTAAAGAAGTGAATGAAGAATAAGTGTAAAGCGTCTAAGATCATTTTGCTTTTTTCTCCGGCTTAATATAGCCGTAGTCATCAAGTACTTGCGTAGCAGTCTTTTTCTTAAGGTTATTAATCTGTAACTGTTTCTCCGGATCAGTTGCATCCTTATACTCCGGGGTACTCATTAAGTCACTAATCCCGCTATGAAAAGATTTACCAAAGTCTATGACGGCCTTTGTATACTGCTGTTCTCCTACCTGTGACTTAAGGCGAGTAAAAGAACTTAATCCATCACGTCTATCATTGACCGGTGCAATACCCGGTAACGATCCTGCATCATTAAGTCTCGTTAGTTCATCTATCACATGATCTGTTTTACCTTGCTTAAGTCTTCCTCCTAAAATAAGAACCTTCCAGCCTTCACTTGGCGTAGTCTCACCAAAGACAGATAGTTTAGCCGGTAAGGTTTCACGAAGACCCGGTATAGCTGCTTTAAATGGTGCTGTTACATCTCCTTTAGCTGATGTCTCTCTTGTGACTGTATCTGTAGCTTGTGCCCCTTCACCTACAAAGCCGGGTATAGCACGAGAAGTAATATACTGAACTGCATAGTTAGCTGCATCAGTAATCCTTGCCGAAGCTGTTTGTTTAGTTCCAGGTACAAGCGAAGTAATATACTTTGCTGTCTGATTAACAAAGTCAAATCCTGGTGTACGAGTAGCAGTATAGCCAGCTCCCTGAACGTAGTTCACTAAACCATCCTGGAAGTTTTTACCATATTTTTTCGCAGACATAAAGCCTACTAATGGTGCTGCTAATGGCCCGAACCAATCAAGCGATATCCATTTACCGCCTACATTAATAGAGTTAGCACTAGCCTTCCGAAGTCGTAGTAGTTCCTGCTCTTTAGAAGTTGTCGGATAGACTCCTATATAGTTCTTAGAATCAATAGCATTAGCTACTAAGAAAGCTCCGGTAGTTCCTAAACCGGCACGAACTAACGTACTGCCAAACCCGCTAAAAGCCTCCTTACTTACTTCACCTAGTGAACCTTCATGACCCGCTACCATCTTGACCATCTTGATAGTTCTAATGATCGCACTAGGGGCTACTGTTATACCTGACGCTTCTAGACTAGATTGAATAGCGTTAGCTGTTGTCTTAACAAACGGAATAGAGATATCACCAAACCTAAGATCATCATGATTAAGTAAATTTCTAAACTTTAAAGCTCTATCTGCAAATATTCGTTTATCCTGATTAGTAGAGCGTAATGCATCGGCAACGGCGTTTGCTTTAACTAGTTTACCCTCATCAGTTAAAGGCTCAACCCGCATAGAGTCTCTATAGATATCTAGTGCTTTTGTCTTTGCCTCAGCTCCCTTAAGTCCTTTCTCTGCTACCATGCGAGTAGACATTAAGTTAGCTCTATCTGCACCGGCAAGAGAAGAAGCAAAAACATCGGGTAATCCTTGCGTCATATTAAATAAGAAATCCTGATAGACTTGACCGGTCTTTCTAATGATCCCCTTACCAGCTACATTATTGTAGGACTCTCCTAGTATCTTTCTGTCTGACTCAAGACTAGTCATGCGGGAAAGATCATAGCCATAGGCTTTAAACAAATGCGTTTGCCACTTAACTGTATCTGAAACCGCTTTATTATTTAACCCGCCTAGTCTTCTGGTCTCAAAGCGTCTTACTACAGACTCTAATGCTCCTTGCAAATTATTTGAGTTGATATTAACTAAGATAGATCCTGCTCTGAAAAGCATATTGCCACGTGAAATAGTTGACTGTGCTACCCGAAGATTAGAAGAAGGAGTTAATGAATCTACATAGTTTTCCATGTCTCTCCTAGCCTTAAGATAAGCTTCTTGTGACCTATGATCTGAGTAAGGATCACCTAATCCGGTAACTTTAGAATAGGTTTGTTCTAAGGTATTAGCTTTCTCTGCTATCTTTGACGCTTCCTCAACACTAATACTTGCACCTAGTTTTTCTCTGACGAGATCTTCCATGAAAGCTGTCTCTGACTCCGGACTTAATATCCCTTGTTTATTAAGATTATTGATCTT